CAACCACAAGGGATCATCACCGGTGCAACATTAGGAAACACCGCTGCATCTGCAACGGCAATCGCCGCTGATGACATCCTCGATTTGGTACATAGTTTAGATCCGAGTTACCGCAACAAGCCGTCATTCGGTTTGATGGCACACGATAACGTGATCGCAGCGATCCGTGCATTGGGTATTGGTTCAAGCAACGATTTCCCAATCTTCATTCCATCAATGGCCGCTGGTGAACCTGACAAATTGTTCGGTTACAACCTATACTACAACAACGATATGGCATCTGCAATCACCACAGGTCAAAAGACCTTGTTGGCGGCTGATTTCAGCAAGTTCGTTGTTCGTACTGCTGGAGGTGTTCAGTTCGTTCGTTTAAATGAGCGTTATATGGACGAATTAGAGGTTGGTTACGTAGCATTTGCCCGTAAGGACTCCAAAGTTCTTGACACTCGCGCCGTCAAATATTTGGCTCAAGCCTAATAGATGAAGGTTAGATTTTTAAAATCAATCACAGGATCTGGGTTCCACTACCGCAAACATGCGGTGGTGGATATCCAATCCGAAGAAAGATTGGTTGATTTTCTTAATGCTGGATTTTGTGAAGCGATTTCGGAACCACCGAAAAAGCGCGCAAAGAAAGCGGTAAAGAAAACCACTACAAAAGAAACACGATAGAAGATGGCAATTGATATTGTAACGGCGGCCGCATCCGAACCCATCACATTGGCGGAGGCAAAAAACTTTTTGCGCGTTGATCATTCCGATGATGACGCGTTGATTGGTGCATTGATTACCGCCGCCCGTCAAATGTGTGAAGAATACACACGGCGCATTTTGGTCACTACAACGGTCGATGAATATTTCGATCAATTTCCGCACAATCATTGGGCGGGACATTCCAATTTGTTGTATTTGTCGCGCGGTCCAGTTACAGATATTGATTCCGTCAAATACGTGGATGAAATAGGATCAACACAAACGATTTCATCATCGTTATATGTTACGGACCTTATTTCCGAACCGGCACGTGTTCAATCAACTGATGGTTGGACCACAGGCGCGGGCGTTATCAATCAATTGATCGTGCGCTATGTTGTAGGGACTGATGTTTCTGCAATTCCAAAGCCATTGATTCAGGGAATGATGTTGGTCATTTCCGAATTATACGATCAACGAATGGATCGTGTTCGTCAGTTGCCAACGGCATCGGAATATTTGTGGAACCCATATCGAATCTTTACATTCTAATGATTGATCAATCGGGACAATTGGATCGCAGAATCGTGATCCAAGGCTATACCACCAGCACCGACGCGTTCGGTGAAGTTGTGAAATCATTCACAACATTGGCCACGGTATGGGCAAAGGTTGAGGAAAAAAGCGGAAAAGAAGGTGAAGATGGGAACCAAATAGTTGCGAGTAAAAAGGTGGAATTTTTCATCCGATACCGCAACGACATCAATGAGCAAATGCGCATTGTGTACAACAACGAAACATACAAAATTGAAACTATCCTGAATGCCGATTCACGCAAAGCATTCCAAAGGATCGTGACACGATTTGCGGACTAATGGGAACAACGGCCGAAAGAATGATGTCAGCAAGAAGTTCACGCGGTGGAAACACTGGCGGGGCTTTTATTGGTTTTGATGAAAGGGATATCAAAAAGGAATTTGAACGTGCGTTCAAAGAATTGGAGAATCTACACGATGGGGTGACCACGGCGCAAATTCGCCGCATCGCACGTAAGTCATTGAAACCGATGGTGAAGGCATACAAAGAGGAGGCCAAAGCCAAAAGCAAACGCGATTTCGTTGTCTATCGAAACGGTGGAATTTATGCGGAAATCAAGCCTGGAACACTTGCAAAATCGATGGGGATCATCACAACGAAAGTGAACCGTGGATCAACATTCGCATCATTGCAAGTTGGTCCAAGGGTGAAGCGTTCATTTTCCGATCCTGAAAAGGGCGGATGGTTTGCGCACTTTTTGGAATACGGATATTTGCAGGACGGCGGATATAAAAGTGGAATTCAAGGATTCGCAAGTCGGGCGCGGATGAAAAATTCATCAGGCGTTGGAAACGAATTCAAAAGATTGATGCGTTCATTTTTGAATAAAAAGGTAAAAGCCGCACGGGTATGATAGGAAAGGTTATCAAATACACATTCGACAATGATTCAGCATTGAACACATTGTTTGGTGGACGCGTTTTTCCTGTTGTTGGCGCACAATCACAAACGACTCCATTCGCAATCTATGAGGTGGTAAACATCACCACCAGTATGACCAAAGAATCGGATTCGCACATTGATGATATTGATGTCAGGATCACGTTGATTTCAACAAAGTATTCCGACACACAAAACGCCGTTGAATACATTCGCAGTGCATTCGTAAGGATGAACGGAATCATTCAGGGTGTGAAAGTACAATCGTGTATGTTCGAGGGACAACGCGATTTGTTCAGCGATGATGAACGAACATTTGGATCACAAGTTGATCTACAATTTCGGATATCACGCGATTGATTTAGTAATTTGTAAAACGATAAAAAACAAAGAAAAATGGCTGCAACAAGCATAATGAATTCAACCGACGTTGTGATTCAAATCAGCGAAGATGGTGGAACGTCTTACGACATCATCGGCCGTGCGACATCGGCATCATTGAGTGTTTCAATGGAAACACGCGATACAACAAACAAAGATTCTGCTGGATGGCAGGAAAATCTTGAGGGTCTAAAATCTTGGTCATTGAGTGGTGACGGATTGGTGACCTACTCAATCAGCGGGGATTTCGACACACCGGATGATCTATTCACATTGTTGTCAAACCGCACTTTGGTAAAAGTGAAATTCGGTTCTGCAACAAGCGGTGAAATCGACTACACAGGTGACGCATACCTCGTAAGCTACGAACAAGAAGCGGGCGTTGAGGAAAACGTGACGTATTCATTCGGGTTCACAGGAACAGGTGTGTTGACTCAAGCATCAGTTGCTTAATCAACAAAATGATTCGGGGCCGTCCATTGGGCGGTCCCTTTATTACAACAACAACAAAACAAAAAACAAATGACACAAATCATTGAAATCGGGGAACGTAAACACCCAATTCGATTTGGATTCAACGCATTGCGTGAATTCAGTCGAATGACTGGAACAACATTGGCAGATTTAGAAAATCTTGGAAACGATATGACATTGGATCAGGCGATCACGTTGATGTATTGCGGATTCAAAGACGGCGCACGAAAAGAAAAGGCACCGTTTCGTTATGATGTGGCCGATGTTTCGGATTGGATTGATGAAGATGAGGCGTTGATTGAAAAGGCTTTTGCGGTATTCGAACAACAATTTTCTTCAGGTGAAAAAAAGTAAATGACCGGACGTCCACGGGCAGCGTTCAGTCATCCACTTGGGATGATTTGGAGGCGTTTGCGTTCGGTCAAATTGGGTTGATGCCCGGTGTATTTTACGATTTGTTACCACGCGAATGGACCAATTTGGTTGATGGCTGGAATCAAAAGGAGAATCGCCGCGAACAATCGGAGTGGGAACGCACACGTTGGATGACAACGATTTTGCTGAATCCACACACGAAAAAACGGATCAAGCCAAAAGATTTGATTGTGTTCCCATGGGAAAACAAGTTGAAGAAAGACCGCAAGGTTTGGACACGTGGTGAAATTATCGCCACAATAAACGAACGAAAAGAACGCGCAAAGCAGAAAAATGGCGAATTTATCCAGTCTTAATTTCCGACTAACGGCGAACATCGCGCCATTCCGTAAAGGTTTAAACAAGGCCGAACGTTCAATGGACAAGTTCGGCCGCAAGATGCAGCAAACAGGGAAAAACCTGTCAATGAAATTGACGGCACCTTTAGCTGCAATTGGAGCGGTATCGTTTAATGTGTTCAAGGGTTTTGAACAGGAGATGTCCAAAGTTCAGGCGGTATCGGGTGCAACGGCCGAGGAGTTCGAAGCGTTATCACAAAACGCAAAAGATTTGGGCGCATCGACAATGTTCAGTGCGCGTGAGGTCGCAAGTCTACAAACGGAATTCGCAAAATTAGGTTTCACGGCCACGGAGATCACAAAGGTTACCGAATCAACATTGGCATTGGCCCAAGCATCGGGAACCGATTTGGCGCGTTCAGCTGAAGTTGCTGGTTCTACATTACGGGCTTTTGGATTGGATGCGAGTGAAACAGGACGCGTCACCGATGTGATGGCGGCATCATTCAGCACATCGGCATTGGATATGGAAACCTTTGCCAATTCAATGAAATTTGTGGCACCCGTAGCGAAAAGCGCGGGGATGTCCATTGAAGAAACATCCGCGATGTTGGCGGTGTTGGCGAACGCTGGGATCAAAGGATCACAGGCGGGAACATCATTGCGCCGGATCATTTCGGAAATCGGTGCAACGGGAAAACCAACCGCTGAAGCATTAAAAGATTTAGCAACACAGGGCATTGGCCTGGCAGATGCGAAAGATGAAGTTGGCCGATCAGCACAATCGGCGTTGTTGATCCTTGCGGAAGGTGTGGATCAAATATCACCATTGACTGAAGAATTCAAAAATTCAGGTGGTGCGGCACAACAAATGGCCGACATCATGGGAGACACCGCATTCGGAGCATCCAAACGTTTGGAATCCGCAATGGAGGGTTTGATGATTTCCATCGGTGAGATTGTTGCCGTTGCCGTTGTTCCATTGATCGAATTTTTAGCAAAGGCGGCATCAGCGTTGAACAATATGTCGGATGGGGCAAAACGCGCCATCGTTATCGTTGGGGGTATTGCAGCCGCCATTGGTCCGGTGATATTTATACTTGGATCATTCCAACGTGCATTGTTGGCGGTACGAACGGCCACATGGTTATCAACGGCCGCAACAACGGCGTTTGGTGTTGCCGTGCAGATTGCAACATCACCAATCACATTGATTATTTTAGCAGTTGCGGCGTTGGCCGCTGGCCTTGTTTATCTTGGATACAATTTCAAAACATTGAAGGCCATCGGTATCAACGCCATTGGTGGATTGGTCAACGCAATTATTCCCTATGTCAATAAACTGATTGGGAAATTCAATGCAGTTGCCGGATTGCTTGGAAAAGACAAATTGATGGTCGAGCCGTTTAAGAAAATTAAATCGGTATCGGTCCCAGCATTCAAATCACTTGGTCAAGTCGTCACGGAAATCAAGGACGATTTGGGATTGTTTAAAAAGGAAACGAAAGAAACATCCGAAGAAGTTGACAACCTTGCGGAATCTACTGGGAATCTAAACAACGAAACAACAACGGGAACAACGACAACCACAAAGATGGGGGAATCGTTGGTGAATTTGACGCCGAAAGTTGCAACATTGGGAGCGACAACGGGAGTGATGACAATGAAGTTGGCGAAGTCAAATCAAGAAATGGACCAAGGCATCGACAAGATGGACCGCATGATTTTGACGGCCAAAGCATTGTCGGAGCAATTGACCGAATTGGCAAATCAAGCATTGGTTGATGTGGCCGTTGGGTTCGCTGATATGGCGGGACAAGCGTTGGTTGGTGCCGCATCTTTTGCGGACCTTGGAAGATTTGCAATTGAATCATTAGCGGGACTGATGACACAAGTTGGTCAAATCGCGGTTCAAACGGGTATTGCGGTCGCTGGTATAAAGGTGGCCATTCAATCATTGAATCCAGCCGTGGCAATTGCGGGTGGTCTTGCATTGATTGCGCTCGCGGGTGCAATCAAAGGAAAGATGTCGCAAGTTGGTGGACAAGGCGGAAGCATCCCAGCTATGGCCGAAGGTGGAATCGTGACCGGACCGACATTGGCCCTTATCGGCGAGGGTAGAGAATCCGAGGCAGTGATTCCGTTATCAAAACTCAACACGATGATGCAAGGCGGTGGCGGACAAAACGTTGTCGTCACGGGACGCATCAGCGGTGCAGACATACTATTGAGCAACGAACGCGCATCGCGCAACCGAACAAGACAAAGAGGTTTTTAATATATGGCAAATCCAAAACTATTTTCCGAATTCCGAAGTTCACACGGAAATTTTTACTTGATTGAAATTTGGGATGATGAATATACAGGCACCGATCCTGATCAATTTGATGTAACTGGTGATGGATTCCAATTGACCTATTCAGGGCAAACGGATGACATTTATTCACCAATCATTGGATCATCGGTATCGTTTGGAATGTACGTCCAAGATTCAGCAACCAATACCTTTTTGACAAACCTGAAGGAATACCAACAGGATCGTTATTTTGTAAAGATTTGGAAAGGGGAATTTGGTGGTGAAGATGCAAACACGTGGTACAACACCACAAAGGTTTCCGATGATGGATTGGTGATGTCATTTTCACCTGATGAAGAACAGGTGGTGTACCTCGATTTTCATTGGGGCGGATACATTGTTCAGGACATCATTGAAGTTGAAGATGTTTCGCAACCTTACGTTCTAAACATCCAAGCGACCGACGGAATTTCAAAGCTAAAGGACACGTTGTGTGGCACGTCATTTTTCCGTCAGTTCACAAATCAATTTATCAATGCATTGGATCAGGTGGGTGTGTTGGATATCTACGAAAGCGAACACCCGGTGTTGGCCGTTGTGTGCGATTGGTGGGCTGAAGAAATGACCTACAACGCAAACAACAATCCATTGGATGAGGTGTTTGCGGATTTCCACGCATTCGATACGATTGATGAACAGGGTTTCTACACCAATAAAAATTGGTTTGAAATCCTGTCGCAAATGTGTACGATATTCGGTTTGCGTTTCTATTATTCAGCGGGCCAATATCGATTGGAACAATTGTTCCAACGCGGCGAATCTTCATTCACGGAACACCGCTACAAAAAAAACAAAACAAAGATTGATTTTGAAAGTGGCGTTTTCTACAATAAGACCATTGATCAAACATCAAACAAAGCGCGATTGGCTGGAAACATTTTCAACTTTTTACCAGCAGTCAATGATGTGGCGATCACGCTGAATCAGGAACCAAAGGCAATGAAAGGAGTCACATGGGACAATTCCAACGATCCTGATTTAGCCATTGGATTGGTTTCATCGGCATTGCAAAATCAATTGACGTTCGTGTTTAATCACCAAATCAAATTGTTCCTGAATGTCAATGTCAACCAAAACAACATCTTTGCAAAGTTGAAATTGAACATTGAATTGTTTGATTTCAACAACAACATCACGTACTATTTAGACCGTACGTATACAGGAACAACACCATCAACACCCGTATGGACCACAACACAATCGGGATCAGGGTATGAAATACTCGTTGGCACATTCCAAGAATTTAGTGGCCAGGTGACGTTGGGGAATTCCGATGTGATCCAAATCGGTGGTCCAACCACGATTGTGACGCCTCAAATTCCATCGGATGGCGATATGACCATCAACTGGGATTTCGTTGGTTTCGTTAACACGAACGGATCGGTTCGTGGTTTGAACGTTGGTAATTCTTCATCATACAAGATGACATTGCAATCGGTGGATTCATCGTTCGGATCAATACAAAATCAAACAACCGTTGTCCGTGCCGTATCTCCAAATGCTGATATCAATGGTTTGGTTTCCTATGAATTGCCTGAAACGGATATTTTCACAGGTCAGGGTGAACGCGGATCATTGGTCAACCAATACGATGTTGGTGGGTTATTGTTTAAAGTTCCCTATTCAAATTGGCGCGAAGGGAATTCAGGATCGTATGTTGAAATTCAAAAATTGATTTGCCAGGAGTTATTGAAGTTGATGGATTCACCTGTTCAAAAATATACAGGTGGTATGTTTAGCTCGCATGATTTCCGCCAGCGTTTGACCTTTGATGGAAACAATTGGATTCAATTGGGTGGATCGTATTCTGCAAATATGGATCAATGGGATGGCGAATGGTTCGTGATCAATCGTGCTGCAATCACACCCACATTTGATGAGGTTGAATTACCCATTGACAATGTGAATTTTGGAAACGTCAACGGTTTGACTGGTGGCGTTTCTTTTGACGGAATCGATGCCGTGAATCTTGACACCAACATTTTAGATGTGACAACCACGGCGAATGTCGGCACCGATTTGGATGTTGGTGGGGACACTGGATTGGCGGGTCGTTTGGATGTCACGGGTTCAACAACGTTGACGGGCGACACCACGTTGAACAACATGGACCATCAAGGAATTTTGATTCAAGAAATCACCGACATCACAAATTCATCGGGTTCAACCTACAATGTTGGGGACACGGAATACATGATGTTCAACACGTGGTCGGGCGGTAATGGAACGGCAACAATCAATTTGCCGCGTGCGGGTGATAACGAAGGCCGGTTGTTGCGTTTCAAATCGGATGGAACCATCGGTGCAAATACATCAATCACATTGTCACCAACATCACCCGACACGATTGATGGCGACTCGGAATTTTCTTTCAACCGCGATTTTGATGGCGTGATGTTATTGGCACACAATTCGAATTGGTTCATCATTCAGCGCAAAGCGAAATAAAAAGCCGTTAGGCGATACTTATATTTGAAACACATACATAAAGACACAAATGAATGAAACAATCTCAATTCTACTACCTGCTTCGCAGAGGGTTGTTCAACGCTGGGTCGGCAATCATAAAAAACGGACTGGTTATGTTTAACAAGTTCACGACCGCTGGCCTCAATTTCCCAGCCCAAGGCTCGGCCGAATTCAACGGCACGAGTGATTACGTACAACTACCCGACCCGTTCAGCCATACGAACCACACGATAGCGGCGTGGGTTTATAATACGGACGACACAAACCCAACTTTTGTACTTGACCAAAGAGCCGACAACGATGACGGATATAGGCTAATGCCTTATAACGGGCTTTTCTATTATTCAGTAAACACATCCGATTTAACATTCACAAATGTTAAAGATGAGTGGATTTATGTGGTTGGTACATACGATGGAAGTACTATGAAACTATACAAAGACGGCTCCGTTGTAAGTTCGTTATCAACGAGCCAAACAATCAGCACTACAACAAATGCACGAATTGGTAAAAATTCATATATTGATTTATATCCTTTCAACGGCAACCTCGCCAACGTCGCAATATGGAACCGCGCACTTTCAAGCGATGAGATTAATTCCGTGATGTGGAAAGACCATCAAGCGCTAACGAGTGCGGAATCAAACGGCTTACAAGCGTGGTATTCTTTGGACGATATAAGCGGCACAAGCGTGCCGGATTCAAGCGGTAACGGGAACACCGGTACGGCTAACTAAAAACATTTTTTTATTATGGCAGTACAAACAACTTTAGTGAACAAACCACTAAACCCGCGCGGCAATGACCAAAGCCCTTTGGCCTACAATCGTGCAAAACTATTCAGCGGGAAGGCCCTTGATTTTGATGGGGTTAATGATAAGGTGGATTTGCCTACTTTATCTTTTGACCTTTACGCATTCTCTTTTTATTACGAAGGGGCTATAAATTCCGGAACCGGTCAATTTATTTTCCATACTGGAGATGGCACAAACGATGGTGTTTCTATTGGTTCGGTAACCTCTTTGCTAACTGGCGAAACGCTAACGATTGGGGACAACGGAAATTATACGGCTATTACTGAATCGTTTGACGATGCAATTCATTTTATCGTTTGCACTTGGAATGCAACGGAAAACAAATACAATTTTTACTTAAATGCTCAAAAGTTAAGCACTATAAATAGCGGAACGGATGCGCCTTTAATTTCTCTTTCAACGGCTCCAGCAATTGGTTATCGTAAGGCCATTGGCGATATGTACCTAAACGGAAATATATCCAATGTAAGAGCATTCAACACCGCCCTCACCGCCGCACAAGTGGCCGACCTATACAACAACCCCGAGAAGGTCGTACCTACTGGAGTGGATAACACCGCTTTAAAGTTATGGCTACCAATGCAAGAAGGCGCGGGAACGACGGCGTACGATGGGAGCGGAAACGGAAACCACGGCACCATAAGCGGAGCGACTTACGTCAATGGCGTAGGCGCACCCGTCAGTCAAACGGCGGTTATTGATTGGAATAAGGGGACGAACCTTACTCTTTATTCGGAAGATGGTTCGGTATGGGGTACTGGCGGGAACGCACCAACAATAACGCAAGACCAACCCGACCCATTTGAAGGCACACGAGCGCAACGTATACAAATGGATAAAGCCAGTAATTACGCTCAAATCGTTAAGCAACACACCCAAATTAGTGCAAGTGTTCAATACACCGCAAAGATGTGGTTAAAAGCGGTGAGCGGAACGCCGACCATAGGAATAAATTATAATGGTTCTGGCGGTAGCTGGCAAAATGTAACGCTCACAAATGAATGGGCAGAATATGAAGTAACGCGCACGATGAATGCGGATTATGAATATAGTCATAACATATTGATTGGAAACCCAGCGCCGGGCACATCTTCAACCGCTGACTTTTATATTTACGGCTTACAAATTCAGTTAGGCGATACCGCTGGGCCTTATGTGCCTACATTCGGCACCGCCCAAACCTCGGAAGTATTACTCCCCCAAGGCTTAACAACGGGCCGCGATATCACGGGCGTGAATCTATTTGAAAACGTGCGGAAACAAGGCGCGCTAAATCTTGACGGCAATTCGTGGGCAGAGGTTCACGATAATGAAAGCCTTGACTTTGGTACGGGTTCGTTTAGCCTTGAGGCGTGGGCGAAAGTTAAATTTGTAGACCAAGGTTCAAGTGTTAATGTGATTTTAAATTTAGGAAACGGAATCAACTCAAGCGATTCTGCTGGACTTGCTATAAGTAGTGTTTTAGCGGCTAATTTTTGGTATTCAAGCCCGTCCGGTAGTTCAGTATTAACCCAAGGCGACTGGGTGCATATTATCGGCGTATACGACGAAACAAATGCCACACTTTATGTTAATGGCTCACAAGTAGACCAAGACGCAAGAGGAGCGAAGGACGTAAATAATGCGTTAGTAAAACAAATCGGTCGCGATGTAGGTCCAAATAGGTTCTATCACGACCAAATCGCCCAACCGCGCATTTATAACCGCGCGTTGACGGCGGAGGAGGTTCAGCGTAATTACAACGCGGGGAAAAACATTTATACAAATTAAAAAAGAATCAAAATGAGGGGAAACGTTTACATCTCAATTCCAGCGGCGGACAAAGACAATGCATTGCCGTCAGCAATCACACGATACGATTGGACTGAAGTGGCTTACAATGAAGAAGGTGAAGTGGAGTCTACGACAACCATTCATCCAACGTGGTCGCAGTACGGCGAAAAGTACAAAGCGGATTTTGGTGCGGCCGTATCGGTTAATGTTAACGATGTGGAATTCATCGTGTACGAATTGGAAGCATCGTGGCAAGATTCCGAAACAAGCGCATTGGTCGCATTGGGTTCGGGATTGTCTGCGCCGAATTACACACTCATGACCGCAAGCGAAGCGCGTTCATTTATCGCCGAAAATTCGGATGTTCAACTTTAAACGCTGGTTTATTATGGCACGCAAGATTGAAAAAATCATTCTTCATTGCGCCGCGACACCGGAAGGTCGCGACGTGAAAACGGAAACAATAAAATCATGGCACGTCAAAGGCAACGGATGGTCGGACATCGGGTACCACTTCGTTATTGAATTGGATGGCGCGGTGAAGAACGGACGCCCACTCCATAGAAGCGGAGCGCACACGAAAGGCCACAACGCCACATCAATTGGCATTTGCTATGTTGGTGGTATAGATAAGGATAAGAAGCCAAAGGACACGCGCACGGAAGCCCAACGCAAGGCGATGGACCAACTTATTGCGGACCTAAAGATGGACCATCCAACGGCAACGATTCACGGCCACAATGAGTTCGCGGCGAAGGCGTGTCCATCGTTCGACGTCTCGAAAGAATACGGCGCACCGAAACCAAAGGTGAAGAAAGCTAAATCAAAGGCATCGGAATAATGAATAAAACAATCGACACTATCAAAGGCAATTTGAAAACCATTTTGTCGTTCGCCGATTCCGAGTTCCTTGAATTACTCATCGCGATTCTGCACACCTTTTTGTTGCCGCTCGCCGTATGGACGGAAATTGGATTCAAATGGCACGTCATATTTTTGGCCATCGGTGGTGGATTGTTTCAATTCTATTCGGTAGGCATTCGCGATTTGCGGTGCCGTTACTATTCAACAATCGTGGCGACGTTCGTGGCGATTTTAACCGCTGAACAATATCTAATGAATGGATTGATGTTCGAAGCACCCTCACGATTTGGCTGGCTAATTATTGCATTTGCCGCAATCGTTAATCAAATACGCGTGACGAAACAATGGAAACACAAGAATTAATCATTGCCGTCGCGACGATATTGGGTTCGGGCGCGGCGTTTAAATTTTATGAATACTCAATAAAAACCAAACGTGACGCGGCACGCGAATTGCGACAAGAACGGCGAGCGGAAAACCCCGAAACAATGTTCCGCGACGATTTGAAAAAACGAGTTGAGGAAATGTCCGTGGCTTTAGATTCTGCCAATTTGAAGATTCTTGAGTTGACCCAAAAGGTCGCGGAACTGGAAACGGAAAACCGATACCTACATCGTGAGATTGATATCCTTAAAAGAAAATAAACACATCAAAAAATATATCGTATGATTGATAGAATACTCAAAGACAGCAAGACGACAATCATTGGTCTTATTGTTTTTATTACTGGCGCACTGCTGGTTGCATTCGACAAAGCATCATTGACCGAATTCGGCGGATTCATCGGCGTGGCATTCGCCCTGTTTTTTTCTAAAGATCCAAAATCAACAAGCAAATAATGAACATCACACACGACAATGATTGGGAAGATTCATTCAACGATTTCGTCAATGAACTTGAAAAAGCAGAACAACCCGCATGCAATATTGACAACCCCGAAGGATGCGATTCGTGTGGGGCGTAATCAAAAGATGGTGCGTGGTCGCGATTACCGCATCAATGATGTGGTCTTGTGGTGCGTCGTGGCACCTAAAGCGTGCAATTGCAAAGGACCCAACAATTGCAAGGGACACCATCGTCCGCGTTGATACAACGATTGTGACAAACGAACGCCGTGTGGTGGATACATTGGTCGTTCGCGATACGATAACGCGCCACATCAATCGTGATGGTGCCGTGGTAAAGATCAAGCGCATCCACGACACGATCCGTGTGGATGTCATATGTCCATCGGACACGATCAGGATCACCACGGAAATTCCTGTGGACCGTCTTATATATAAAGAACAACCGGTCAAACGTTCCCTGTTGGATCAGTTGGGCGTGATCTTGTTTTTGATTTTATTGATTACAATTGCATTGATCATCGGGCGGTTCATTCGCCAGTGATCGAAAGAATAAACAAACAATGTGATCCGATTGATCCATTGTTTTGTTGTTGTGGGCCTCATCATTTAATTATGATGAGGCTTTTTGTTTGGCGTTACAATCCAGGTGCATCCAAGTGCATCCAAAGAAAAACCCCAGCGGATCGCATTCGTTTCGCCGGGGTTTCTACCTAACACAATTGAGATATAAGAGAGCAAGAAAGATTGTGTTGTTCTATGTATTCAGGTGGTGGTTTGCTTGTTTTTTCTCTTTTTGTTAATTTTTAACTTTGCCCATTTCTGTGATTTTCACACCACCCGCCCATGCGGGAGGGGTGACAAAGTCACAGGGACAAAGTTAACCCCCACGGATGACAAAGTCAATGATTCAGCGTTTCAGTTGTTCACACAATTATCCACGTTTTTGTTATTCACATTTTGTGGATTCAAATATT